TATATGAGGCTACTGTTTGTGTTGAGACTGGTCCACTTAAGGATGCTAGACCATATCGTTATTTGAATCCAGAATACAAAAAGGCATATTATAAAGAATGCAAACAACGTGGCGTCAAAAAGAATAATGCATGGGATGATGTTAAGTATATTGATCTTGATGTTGAGGAAGACTTTTTAGAAAAAGCACAAAAAATGTTTGCAGGAGAACACTTTGACCCTCGTGTACAAGTTCCGATTGAATTGGAAGACGAAGTTATGTTACAATTATGTATGGAAGCACATAAGCGTGATTTGACATTGAATCAAATGGTAGAAGAAATTTTGCGTAATGTCATTGACGAACATGAACGTAAGAAAGTGGCAGAAGATTTTCAAGTTGACATTGGATGAATGATATAATTTTTAACATACTTGATTGGATACGTAGTGATTACAAAACTAACAAAATTAGATTCTGTGTTGAAGTTATTGCTTGGTGTATTAGCATTGGGTGTAGTATCACAATGGCTCTTACAGTTCCAAATCCACCTTTACTGGCACTTTATCCTGTTTGGATTACAGGGTGTGCTATGTATGCTTGGGCTAGTTATACTCGTAGATCGTTTGGTATGCTTGGGAACTACATCCTACTCACCACGATAGATAGTATTGGTTTAATTCGTATGTTAATGTAAGGATATAAAATGAAACTTAAGAAACATGACAAAAAACACAAAAAAGTAAAAGACCAAACCTTTCTTGTGCATCTTGAGGAAGATCCTGATACTGGCGAACTTATTCTTCCTTTCCCAGAAGGCTTCTGTGACGAAATGGGTTGGGATATAGGTGACACACTAGATTTTACTGACAACAAAGATGGTACATTTTCAATCAATAAAATTGAAAAAGTAGAAACACAATATGTATTGGTTGAATGTATTAGTACATTCCGTCAACGATATATGGTTGAAGTGCCCGTGGGTACTGACCGTTATGGTAAAGATAAAAGTCTATGGGCATTAGATACTGTTACTATGAACGAGGCTAAGGAATTCAGTCAAGAACATATTGGTGAACAAATTATTAGTCACCGAGTTGTATCAAAAGAAGAAGCACTAACCTTGTGTGATATTGACAATGACTATTGCAGTAGTTGGGACGAGGAGACAAAAATGAAAAACTTTTTCACAACTTGGAGTGAACAGGAAAATGCAAACTGAATGCAATCCAACCAGTGACTGGAAAGACAATGAATGGAATAATTTCCGTGAATGGATAACCGGTGTGTTGAAAACAAACGAGGTAACAGTAACCTTTTTCAAAAAGGATGGTACTGAACGTGTTATGAACTGTACATTAAATCCAGAAGTATTGCCACCAATCGTTGTCAAAGAAGATAAGAAGGGACGCAAGATTCCAGAAAACTCAATTGCTGTTTTTGATACTGAACTAAAAGAATGGCGTAGTTTTGTTATAAAGTCAGTAAAAAGTATTAAGTTCACATTGTAATAAAACGGTTGACGATAAATAAGATTTCTGCTATACTTATGGTTATGAAAAAAGAAATCTTATCATTCACCGTTAAACAACCCAAACAACGTCATCACATGATGTTGTTCCAAACTGGTACACCGTTTAAGCAAAAAGTGGTACAAGATAAAACATTGTACAAGCGTCAACCCAAACATCGTAAAAATACAGACCTGTAAGGATTTGTAATGAAACTATTAGCCTGTGCCTTATTGGTTAGCACACTTGTGGGTTGCAGTGTTGTACCTAAACAAGTTGAAGTAGAACCAGTCATTACCAAACAGTTTACATCAAACACACCCAGACCAACTGTTATCATTGTGCATGGGTGTGATGGTGTAGACAATGATAGTTATACTGAGTGGGCTAAAACGATAAATGCATGGGGATATAATTCTATCGTTGTAGACAGTTTCAAAGTCCGAGGTTATAATAATGGTGTATGTAATAATCCAATCAGTATACTACCCGAGACAAGAACAAAAGACTTGATTAAATTGGCTGGTTATATAAGAACACAAAGTTACCATCGGGGCAAGATTGCTGTGATTGGATTTAGTCATGGTGGTAGTACCGTATTGAATGTTGCCAACACTAATCAAAATGTCATTGATGCTAGTATTGCATACTATCCAAGTTGTCATAAAAGATTCAGTGGACTAGAAACATATCATCCATATATACCAACACAGGTACATTTGGCAGGTCGTGACGATTGGACACCAGTGTCAGAATGTGACTATTTACCTGAACAAGAAAAATACTTGTATCCATATGCTACACATGCCTTTGATATGCACTATCCAGATAGGGTATATTTGGGTCATAGAATGGCTTATGACAGTAAAGCGGATACACTGGCTAAAGACAGAACAAAAGAATTCTTAAGTACTACATTAAAATAATTTGACAATAAATCATTTTGGATGTATAATAATGACTTCTCTAGTGAAAAGGAGTCTTTATGTCTTACGTTGTTTTCAAACATAACAAAGAATACGGTCCTCGCAAGGGTCTTGAGGGTCCATTTCACTATCCCAATGGTCGTGTTCTCTACTATGATGCAAAGGCTGGCGAGTACTATGACCCGACTACCGACTTTTATGTTCCTTCTGATGAGGTGAACGAATTGCAAAATTCTATTTTTGACAAACTGAGAGGATGAATATGGACAAATTACTTTGTAAGGATTGTAAGTTTAGCAAGGTTTCATGGATAGGTAAACTGTTAAAAGAAAAGTATGCATATACATGTATGCATCGTGACAGTTGGTACGTACCTAAACCCGATCAAGTACTTGGAACAGAACCTAAGGGTTATTTTCAATCATGCGCCACACAAAGATCCTATGCTTCGGAATGTGGTACAGACGCTAACAACTGGGTACCAAAAGATACCTCAAAAATATTCTTATTTTTGAAGCACAAATAAATTGACAAAAAAGAGTAATGTGTGTATAATATATACATGTTACTCATTTACAGGAATAATTTTGAAGTACGCACTTATTGATACTGCTAACACATTCTTCCGTGCTAGACATGTTGCAAGCCGCAATTCCACACTAGAAGAAAAGATAGGCATGGCACTACACTTGACACTTGCTAGTGTGAATCAAGTTGTACGTAAACATGGTATTGACCATGTTGTCTTTTGCTTAGAAGGTCGTAGCTTCCGCAAAGATATATACAAGCCGTATAAGGCTAACCGTGTTGTTGATGCAATGTCAGTGACAGAGGCAGAAAAAGAAGAAAATGAAATGTTCTGGGATACGTATGAAAAATTCACTACATATCTTAAAGAAAAAACAAACGTCAGTGTACTCAGACACGAACGTGCTGAGGCTGATGACTTAATAGCCCGTTTTATTCACTTACACCCAAATGATACGCATTTTATTATTAGCACTGATTCCGATTATGTTCAGCTTATTAGTGATAACGTGCTCCAATACAATGGAGTCACAAATGAACTCATCACAATCAACGGATACTTCAAGGATTCAGGTAAACCGGTACTAGATAAAGACAAAAAACCCAAACTGTTAGAGGATCCAAAATACTTATTATTTAAGAAAATCATACGCGGTGACGCAGGTGACAATGTGTTCACTGCTTATCCTCGTGCGCCCGAGAATGGTTCTAAGAATCGTGTAGGTATTCGTGAGGCTTTTGAGGATCGTGACAAACAAGGCTTCAAATGGAATAACTTCATGTTGCAACGTTGGGTAGATCACAACGGTGAGGAACAGGTTGTGCGTGATTGTTATCAGCGCAACAAAACATTAATTGACTTGAACGCACAGCCAGATGAAATCAAACAGTTGGTTGATGAGTCAATTAAGAATGGTGTACGCACTGTAACTACACCACAAGTTGGAATTCACTTTATGAAATTTTGTGGAAAATATGAACTTAATAAACTATCTGAAAATGCTGAGGCTTATGCTCGTTGGCTCAATTCTACGTATCAAGGTGCGTTGCATGAGTAATGTATTAGAGAAACAATTATACGCAGGAATACTTGCAGTGTTGAATGATAAGGAAAGTTATTACCAATCCAGTATTGGTAAAAAAGGTGAATATAATCATTTTAGGGATGAAGGTAAACTTGCTGTAATGGAATTCATCGAAACATTTGCGCCATTAATGTTGAAACAACAAAATGAAACATTAGATGCTCGTGCTAAGAAAATAATGTGGGATGAGTTGAAAAAATAATGGCTGATAATCTTTCATTGTATCAAAAAATTGTTGATTATTATTACGACAATATTCATTGGGAATCTGATTTGTCAATCAATGATTGGTTGACTACAGAGTATGGTGCATTTTACAACAGATACAGCAAAACATTTAGTTTTGAATCAGATGCAAAGAAAGCATGGTTTTTATTGAGGTGGTCATGACATTTAATACTCCAACAACTAAAGTTAAAACTATTAAACAAGGTGATACTCTTTGGCATATCAACAATGGATTGACTATTGTTCCTAGAGCAGGATTTGAAATTAAGAAAGAATGCCCCTATACTTATAGGGATGTTATTGCAGAATGTGTTAGTAGAGGTTGGTTAGTGCCTGTAGCATACATGCGTGATGATGAATATATGTGGGAGAGTTTAAAAGAATGACACTATTATATGATGATTATAATCAAGTATATGTTTGGGTTGATGACAATGATGCAGACCATGAACTAAGCCCAAGATTTGATTATGAAGAAGATGCAGAACAATGGTTTTTACGTATGAAAGATGAGGTTAATAATGGAAAAAAATTATAAAATGAACATCATGGGTTTAGAAAATCTTGATGAAAAGATGTTAGCCGAATTGATTGATAATCTTGTAGAATTGTATATACAGAATTATGGGTTGAATTTGCAGGTTGAGGACGAAATGTTGCGAAATGAGAAACCTAGTAAACCCGAATTTGAAGTTGAAAATTTAGATTTGGCAAAATCCTACCTAAAAAAATACAGATTAAATGGTTCAAATAATTGATAGAGAATATCGTGTGCGGCTATTATGGAACCGCCACGATGTTTGGGGTAATGAACTTGATAAATGGAATGATATCTGTGCTTGGGCAATAGAGACTTTTGGGTTACCGGGGCATAGATTCAGCACCAAAGCTACCGAAGATTATATGGATTTTTATTTCCAAGATGAGAAGGATGCTATCTATTTTAGCCTCAGGTGGTTATAATAGTGTCATATTCAAATGAATAAATATTATTCTAATGAAGCCCACAATCGCACTTTTCATAGCGGATCCAAAATGCTCGGTTCAGAGCGCCAATGGAATTATGAGTTCCTTGGATACACATTATAATTTCAAACTTTTTTCCAAAAACAGATTAGAGAAAAACTTCTTTGACAACGTAGATATGATTGCTGTACCCGGGGGTTTTGGGGATAGTGATAGTTACGAAAACCTTTTTAAACACAACGGTGATCGTGTAATTGACTTTGTTAATAATGGTGGAAGATATCTGGGAATATGTATGGGCGCATATTGGGCAGGTTCACACTATTTCTCTTTACTTAAAAACGTAGATGCTGTACAATACTTGAAACGTCCAGGAACTGATACACGTAGACCACATGCAAAGAACATGCCCATCACTTGGCAAGGTATGCCAATGAAAATGTTCTGGTATGATGGTTGTGCATTAGTGGGCGATAATACGAAGTTTGAGACAGTTGCCACTTATAGTAACGGAGATGCAATGGCTATATTTCAAGATAGAATGGGATTGATTGGGTGTCACCCAGAAAGTCAACCATTTTGGTATGAAAGCTATTCTTGGATGAAACCACACTATCACAATGGTATACATCACAAACTATTATTACATTTTACAAACGAACTAATGCAACGATAAATTTGTATGGAACACTTTTGGAGTGATGGTGGCAACAACAGACCATTCTTTTTGTATAGACTTAAATTAAAACATATATCAACTGATATGTTTAATTGGTGTGATAATTATCCTGGAAAAGGGCCATTCAGTCGCTGGCATGTGATATACAATTATGACAATAAACCAAACATCCCCGGAGCAGATAAAGAACAAATTCCAGTAATACAATTTGAACTACGTGATGCATACTTAGCATTTCAATATGCATTTGCTGGTGAGATAATTGAAGATTTGACTTGGGTAGAGTATAGATGAATAGCAAAGACAGACGAAAATTTATTCGTAAGTATAAACATCATGTCACATTACATGTCCTAGATGAAAGATATTATCTATTTGATGAACGAGTAGATAAAGCTAGATTATGGTGTAAAGACAATTTTGAAAAAGATACTTGGATGAGAAAAGTAAGTTGGGATAGTTCAACCTTCAAATTTGTAAAAGAAAGTGACGCAGTTTACTTTGCATTAAAATGGCTATGACAAAACTACCATATAGTCTATGGACCAACAAAACTATTTTGGCACCGGCTTCTGAAT